CAGGAGAAAACATGGACACATGGAGTCTAAACAGGAAGCTAGAAATTACAGATGCGCAACTAGAACAAATAGTAGAGCGTGTTGTACATATAGAGAAGTACTTAGAGAAACTGAACTCTAAGTTAGAGCTAATAAATAAGGCGGGCAATGAGGCAATATCTAATAAAAAAGATAAGTCATCGAGTGTACGAACCAAACGATCCTCTGCCAAGAAATCTTAACGTCTTAGAGGATTGGAGGGATGGTCACGTAGGTGATTGGGTATTAGCTGACGATGAATGTGTAATACAGATATTGCGTCGCGGGAAAATGCTGCGTGCTAAAGGCAAGAATAAAGTTAGAGAATACGTAGGAACTTGTACTGGGACATTTGTTGTAGGTCCTAATACTAAGATGGATACGTCTAAAAGAACTAACATTTACTCCTTCGGTGGAGAAAAAAGCCCTGACAATATTTTAGCTGATAGAAAAGATTTAACTAAGACAGAAAGTATTTTTGTATTATATTTAGCACAAGGTTTAAAGCCCCAAGAAGCATATTTAAAAGCATTCCCGACAAAGAATGTATTATATGCTAAAGAAAAATCGGCTGATTTAGTTAGAACTAAAAGGATAATGACAGCTATGAAAGAAGAATTAAAACCTTTTTTAGAAAAGCTTGGAATAGACGAAGAGTACGTACTAAAAGGTATAAAAAATACTGTAGAGTTCGCAGACAAAGAAGATTTAAAACTAAGAGCA